TAGCGATCTGGAACCCGCCTGAGTCTCCAAGAATGAACGTTCCAGCCTCTCGATTGCGGACCATGTCTTCGGACAAATCTTGTTTGGTAAGGTCAAGGTTCGCATGACCCCCTGAGTAGAGAGACCACTTATGTGGGAATAAAGCCTTAGTGGAATTGAGCCAGTTAAGCTGCTCCATATCCGTAAGACCGTTAGGGAATCTCCCCGGATCGACATACTGCTCGTTCCTTTGCTTGCCTATAAATGTGGCATAGAATCCGCTGATAGCCGGGAGGAATACAGCGTAATCGTTCTGCTTGGCTGTTAGATCATCACGTTCCATTATTTTGTCTGGGCTGGAATAATGTAGCTGTAGTCTGCAATGCCGGAATCTACTGTAATCATAGTGGCACCTTCGTCACTGATTTTAATAGTCTTGTTGCCAGGCAAGCTCAAAATGCTAATAACAGCAGCCACAGGCCAAGACCAGTTTTTAGTCAATGCACCACTGACGCTGGATTCAAAAACAAAGTTGCCTGCATGACTAGAAGGATCACCAAAGTAAAACTTCAATGCACCGTTTTCTGTACGTGCAGTAAATGTGGTTTCTTCGCTGTTGGCAGATGCCATGAATCGCATACGTTGAATACTCTGCACAGACGGAACAATGTCTACGTGCCACTTAACACCACGGAACTTAACGGCCTTGAGTTTATCATTGATAACTTCTGCAGTCATGAAACGATAATCGTTTTTAAAGTCGCCGACTTTGTTTTCAAAGTGGATACCAACTGGGACATCTTCGCCGTTGCGGTTTTGTTTGTTAATGCTGAGTTGTGCGCCTTCTCGATATTCTTCAATACCAAGGATGGTCTTTAGCTTGCCCAAGTTAGGCATACCAAACGTGCCAACGAACTCGGGCACAGGATTTTTAAATTTTGCTTCAAGGATAACACTGCGGTCTTCGGCAACACTGTTAATCAGTGTTTCGGCTTCGGAACCGGTAACTTTAATCAAATCAATAGTGCCTAGTCCTTGCGTGTGTTGTACAATGTCTTTAAGATAGTCTTGCATAGATTTACTCCAGTAATAGCGTAGTGTAATAGATGTATTTAGAAAATACAAGAGAAAAAGAATAATTTATTCCCAACTGAATAAACTATCGAATGTTGATTTGATATCAGTGCTTTCGGCAATACGCCATTCTAGCACACCTAACAAATTTTCTACCTTTTGATCAACAATGGTGGATTCCATTAGGTCTTGATCAAACGGCAGTTCTTTAAACCAATCGGGGATATGCAATTGGTCAGTTGGATACCCAACACTAGTATAGCCTAGTGGGTTATCTTTTAGTTTGCACACAATGGTCTTCATACCGTCCACGATCTGCATACTGTAGTTGTCACTGTACATACGTCTTAGGTTATTCCAGTTCATTGCTGCCCTGACGTGTCCTGGCATGTTGGCTTTACCTAACCTCGCTTCTTCTGCGGTGTATTTGGTCAAGTTGTTCACACGCTTGGGAGTACCTTTTTGCCACGCAGGTAGCTTTTGGAATTCCAATTTAAAGTTGCGTACTTTATCGATAATGTGTTGACGCACATCACCGTCTGCAGACAAAACATCCAGCAAAATTTCACTTAAGAAGTCTTGTACAATTTTTGGAGTATCGCTTCGCTTCAAGTCCAGGCCCATGGCTTTGACTTTGCCAGGCTTGCCCATAACATCAAGACGATTGCCTTCGAGATCGTATATAAGCACAGCATAACGCTTTTTCTTAATAAACAAACCTTTGCGAGCAACTAATTCGCGACCACCTTTGATGATGGAGCCCATGTCCCTGGGACAATGGCAAGCACGTTCCATAAATGCCGGAAAACTTTCGTTAACACCTTCGGCAATTTGATCGTATAGTTGTACACAAATTTCTTTGCTCCATTCCATGCGTCCGGCTTTTACTTCTTCTTCGAGGATCGGCCACGCACTAAAGTATACTGAGTCTGTGTCGCCGTAGATAATGCTTTTACCAACGTGGTCATATTCGCCTGTAATTGCCTCGTTGACGAACGAGTCCATGTGCTTGGCGATGATGCGCCCAGTAAGCGTTGTGCTCTGACCAATACGCTGATCAAAGAACCTACACCCGGGGTTAAGGATCGCGCCATAGAGGCTGTTGAGGTTAATTTTTTTGACAAGCTGCCGTTTATCCCAGAATGCCTTGTCCTCAGCAGTTTCTGCGGTTTTCTTTTTCGCTTGGAGATCTTTTCTTTCTGCATACCACCTCTCTAACAGTCCGGGTACCACACCTTTCATGTCATATTTGAATATTGTACCATTGGCACTTAGAGTCCACGGCTGATTGCTGTCAAAAATCAAATACCAGGCCTGTGCGGCACTGACTACATCAACACTGCCATCTTCCCAATCAATGGTAATTTCAGTTCCGGGTTCCATGTTCATGACAGCTTGATATTCAAGCGTACCGAACATGTTTTCCCAGGCATCTGCAAAGGATGAGCCAGCGGCTATCTTTTCTGCAATATATCGATCGGTCATTGTTTGTCGGAATTGCCCGACGATTGTTTCTGGTCCCATATTAAGGGCACGAATAGCCGAGGGATAGAGCGAGTTGATGTCGATTGCTCCGATATATTCATGCATGCCTTTTTTGGGATAAGCAACGTAGGCACCTGCCGCTTGTGTTTCTCCTTGATCATCTCTACCCTTTCTGTTTGGAACTATCATACCACGCTGATGTGCTTCGTTGATAATTGCTTGCTCTGTCACCGCAACCGCACCCATTGTGGTTGCCAGCAACACGGTATTATCGTGAGCAAGTTCGTTAGCAAGATCCAAGAAGCGTAGCTTCTTATCTAATTTTGCTAACAGCATGGTATCTTGTCTGTTATAGTCAATGAACTTGGGAAAGTCCTTGTTATACAATTGGTCTAGAGTGCCTTCGTAAGCAATTTTACGTTCCTCTAGTTCATATTCACCAATTGCATCTAAGCTATAACTATGTCGTTCTTCATAGGTATATTTTCGATACAGTTGCATATAGTCCATATGCACACGACCGATCAAGTCAAAAGTTAAATTCTCAGCACCGAATCTTTCAAACATCCTCTGCTTGGGGAATTGATTCCACAAACACAATCTTCTGGTGTCATCTTTACTCAACACACGAGTAATACGCATGGTAATGTAGGGAATATCGAAACCTTCACTGTTCCACCCTGAAAGGATATCGGCATCTTCAATCAAGTCAAGGAATGTGTTTAGCATGTCCTCTTCCCGATCAAATAGATAACAGTTATCGTATTTGTTACAGATTTCTTCCGCCGATTCCCATGAATAACTCTTGGGGGGAATTACCAGCGTGACTATTTTGTCTAGCCAATCAAGGTAAACTGAAATAGCAGTAATTTTATTGAATGGATCAGCAACTGGCGCAAAACCTCGTTCAGGGTCAAAGTCAACTTCAATGTCGAAAAATGCTGTTTGAAGCTTTGGTGAAGTTGCACCTAGATAGTTGGTTTCTAGACAACGAAAGATGGGATTGATATCGCTTTCCCACAGACGTTTGTCAGAGTTGATTTTTAATTCTTTGTGAAATTCTTTTCCGTTGCGAGAACTGAATCTACTAACAGGAGTATCAAAAATAGTGCGGAATTTTCCACGTGGGTCGTCGTAATAGAAAATATAATCGGCCGGGAATTCTCTATATTCTCTTTTGCCGTTTACACGTTCGACAACGTGGATGCGATCTTTTGTACGGTCGTACAATGCGTCAATGTAACTCATATTTCTCCATGTGCAGTTTGTAAGCCTACACTTGCTCTACATGCCGTTTAGTGTCCGGCGAGACAAAGATATTTATTAAATCCACCACCGCACCAACGCAGTTACGTCGATGAGGAACAGCAGTAGATAATTAGCCAGCATACCAAAGGAACCCCGACTGTAAGCGCACCCAGCGTATACAGCAGTACTGGTAACCCAAGGTATGTATAGATACTTGAGAGGTGGGTCTGGAACGGTGATTGCCATAGTGAGAGCGCAACCAATACTAAGAACCCAAGCAATGCTCTCAAGACAAAAACGAATTCGATTACTTTTCCAGTCATTGCAGACCCATTCCCAAATACCTTTTAGTACGGTGTTCACAGTGTCTTGCCAACAGTTTCCAGAATGGTGTTTAGCTCGTCGTGATCGCGATTGGTTTCGCCAAGTTTGGCCTTGTGTGCAATCTTCAGTGCCTTCTTGAGAGTGCCGGGCTTGATTTCAAGTTCTTCGGCAATGGCTTTTACAGTATCGTTTAGTCCTTCGTTGAGGTCTTCAATTTCCTGCATAACGGCCATGCCTTCGTTGAATAACTGTTGAAGTTTAATTTTAGCGTCGCCGTTGAATGTTCGATTGTAATCTGACATAATTTCTCCTTGATGATCTATTGTATACTAATGTTTTTGAAAAAGCAATAGTGTTATTTCCAAATAACCATTTTAAATCTTTCGTTTGTTACCCCAAAGTAACGACACTTCCATTCACTTTGAGCAAAGAAATCTAAATGGTGCCACTGGTGCTTTTTCTCTAATAAACTAGCACCAGCTTCGTCCCAATCAATGGACAACAGCTTTGACTCCATGGCAACTTTGGTATCTTGTATTTCGTTGTAGTCAAAGCCGTCATACTCCCAATGCAGTACTTCAAAAGCATTGCCTGCTTGGTCCACATAGTCCATTGAAAAATCTAGTCCCCATTTAGGGCGTATGGCAATTACTTTATACAGCAACGGGAGTTCTCTGGCCCAGGCTTTTAAATCTCTTAATGCAGTGCCATCATAACCTTTGCGCTCAAACAGCAGACTGTGGTTTAGTACTGCACCTTCGATTTTATCTGCTTGTTTGATCCAAGGCTGTTTTAGGGTGTACCTATGCTCTCGGTGCCGTTGAACATTAGATCCAGCAAAGTGCTGCTCTATAACAGTTAAATCGTAACCATTTTGATCAAACAGTTCTACGTCGCTGGCACAGGGTTTATACAGAGTTTTGTTTAGTGGCAGCGTCCAATATCCAGTGGGATCAAGTTGATTACTACTAATTGATAAATCTAACATGGTATTAGTGCTCACTTTGTAGTTCGCGGTAGCGAATCGCTAGCTACGCCCAGCAGCCGGGCCACACGGTCCTAAGGCAGTGTGTTTAATGGAACTGATCTGATTCAGTGGATGTTTTGTTTGCAACAGTAGAAGTTGCACCAACAGCTTCACTAATCAAATCAAAATAACCAACACCAACTTCACGTTGATGTTTAACAGTTGTAAAGCCACGCTCTTGCGCGGCAAATTCACGTTGTTGCATTTCACTGTAACCAGCCATGCCACGTGCCCGATATGCTTCGGCAAGTTCAAATGTAGCAAGGTTAACACTGTGGAAGCCCGCTAGTGTAATGAACTGGAACTTGTATCCTAGTTCGCCTAGTTCACGCTGGAATGTTTCGCACTCGTCTTCGCTCAAAAACTTACGCCAATTAAAGCTAGGACTGCAATTATAAGCAAGCATCTGGTCAGGATATTGAGCGTGTATAGCATCTGCAAATTTCTTAGCTTGTGCGATATCAGGTGTGCTAGTCTCAAACCAAAGGAGATCAGCGTAAGGGGCATAAGCAAGACCTCTGCTAATACAAGCATCGATACCATTTTTAAATTTGTAAAAGCCTTCTTCAGTACGTTCATCGATAATAAAATCCTTGTCTAGCGGATCATGGTCTGATGTGATCAGTGTAGCAGATTCAGCATCAGTGCGTGCCATGATAACTGTGTCGATACCGGCAACGTCTGCGGCTAGGCGTGCGGCATTTAGTGTACGAATCATTTGGCTTGTG